TTTTGAGTTCTAATCTTTGCCTTGTTGATTTGTTGTTTATCATGTTCTGTATTGTTATATGATTTATCATAAATCGCAATATCTTTAATAAATTTTTTATAAGGAATAATCAATTTTTTAAGATTAACTTTTGGTAGTTCAGCATAACATCTATTATGAGCAGTATCATCAGTAATGCCTTTAACCGATGTTTCATACATCTCAGCAGTAAGAGGTGTTAACTCACTTGGTGTATTATCAGTTGTACCTGCACCACTACCACCAATTTGTTTAGAGTCTTTTTTGTTTGCCTCATCATCTGATTTATCTGACTCTGATTTTTTTTCTAACCATTCTTCTAATTTTTCATCTATAGATTTACTATCATTTGATTCTGTATTAGAATCAGTATCTTCATTTTTTTCATTAGATGGTGTATAAATTTTTTGTAATTGCGGTTGTTTTTTCAATTCATCTTTACAATACCCAAGTATTTCCTCAGATAGTTTTAAAACATCATCAAACGTTTTACATTTATCAACAGCGTCAACTAACATTTTTTCTTTATTAGAAAATTTAAAGTTAAGTTTTTTAGATGATTTGTAGTATAAATTGATCTTGTCGATTAGTGCATAATCAGTTTGTATGTTTTTACCTTTAGTGCCAAAGAAATTATCTTTATACATTTTATCAAAACCTTTGATGTAGTCATCAGTAAGACCAGGATATTTTTTCTGTATAAGTTTATCAATTCTAGCGTCTTCAATAACGTTTACAAATGATTTAAATTCTTTAGTTCTATTTGCCATATCTTTCCATGACTCAGCAGGAGTATGTAAAGCATGAGATACCTCATGGCCAACCAACATGTCATAAACATGTTTAGATTTTTGTTCTTCTTTAAAGATAGGGATTGTTAATATTCTATTAACTACATCAAACGAAGCAGTTTGTACTTTGTTTTCTTGTACTTCAATATTTTCTGTAGCAAGTAGTTTTGCAAGTTGTGATTTATTTGTCATAGTGTTTTTATTCATAATATACACTTATGCTATATTAAAACACTCTAAAAGTCAAGCACTAAAGGTAACGTATTTACTAGGTTTTTAGGAATAATTTTGAGAACAAAACAAGAACATATGTTTTTTTATTTAATTCCTATGAATATTGGCTCGTATTTACGTCCTGGAATGTCAGGTCTTGCGAATCGTCCTATATAGTTGTTCTTTTGTTTTGCCTCTACAGAATCGCCTTCTAGTGTAGATTGTGCTTGTGTACCTTGTTGTGTTGATAATGACAACCACCATATTTCTATATCTTTAAATCCTGCCTCAACCATACAATCGTATGTATCTTCCTCAAATGTTTTATATGATTTAACATTTGCAACATTAAACGCAGCTCTTTTGCCAGGTTTTAGGCCTGTGTGTGCATTTTTAATAGTTTGTAATAGGAAACCATTACGCCATTCATCTTGTTGTTTGAATTTATTAAATGATTGTTCTGGTTCATCACCATATTGTTCGTGTCCTAAATAAGGTGGACTTGTAAATACAAAGTCTAAACTATTTTGAGTAGGTATATAAGTTTCACTACCTTGTTTTAATAGCACATATTTTTTATGAGAGTGACCATACTCATCTCTAATCTTTTCTAAACCTGCATATGTAGGAACACAAGGGTCTGTGCCTATGTAATTAACGCCAGCTGCAATTGCACCCATTAAACGACCACCGTAACCCATACTAGGATCCCATACTGTACCTGCTTCTGTTCCTTCTAATGGACTATCTTTTTCTACAAATATATCATATAAAGTTGCGGCTGCTGTAGGTCTAAAATTAGATACCATTTGAGTACCACTATATCTTCGCAACATAGCTCTCATATCTGACTCTGTAATTTTGTGTGCTTCTCTTTTAGTGAAGAAAGTTCCTGTAAGTATTTTACTAATACCTTTTTCTAAATGATCTTCATCTTCCCATATGTCCATAGGTGTTTTCATTTTACCACATTTAATACCCCATGCGTGGTGCATATAAGACCATGCAAGTGTTAACCCATGTGTTGATTGACCTATAATTTTATTCTGTGTATCTAATATGGTATCTCTATTAAATGATAATAATTTTTGAAATTCATCATTACGCCATTTTCTATCTTCAGGATAGTATGGGAATCCTTTATTATCTTTCCAATCTCTAACTACTTCTTTTGCGTTTGACATATACATTACCAGGGATTGTGCCTTTTGACCAACTTGTTGTCCCGATTAAATTCATATTCATTTTAACATAAAACTTGTTTGCTGTCAAGTTGTCAGCTCTTACTGATAAAAATACGTCTTTTGGGCAATACTCAAAGAAATTATTAAGAATTGATTGAGCAGTACCAGAACCTGGCGAATCACTTGCAATCTGGTGTAATACAGTATCACCTTTTTCTACTTGTACATCACCTATTTTTTGTCTTCTTTTTGTGTGATGAAACGTAATCAATATACCATCTTCTAAAATAAGTTGTTTTTTGTTAATCATTCTCATCATGTAGTCTGTTCTTACATGAGGAAACCACTTCTTGTGGCTGTAAAATATAGACTTAACTTTTTCAAAATCCGATGGGACTGCTAATATCATTTTTAAATTCCTCTGTTTGTTTTAGTAGGTTTCTTAGCTTATCATTATTATAACAATCTACGACTAAATGTAATCTATCAAAATCAGCCTTATTGTGTACAGCATGTGGTTTAGAAACATCAGTATAATAATATTTGCCTGTTTCTAAATTAAAATGATGCTCTTCTTTGCCTTCCCATAAATAAAAATGTACATTATTATTTGTTCTTAATGGTATATGAAGTCTTATGATATTACCATTTTTTATCTCTTTATCAACTTTATCTGTATGTTTTTTAATAGAAGTTCCTGCTTTCAATCTCATAACTCTTACTCTTTCAAATTCAGCAGGTATTTGCAATAATATTTCTTTTATAGGTAACAAAGATGCGACCTCATACAGTTCAGTCCATCTTAAAGGTTCTTTTTTTACGTTACTTTTTAAAACGCCAGGTTTTAAAATATTTAAAATGTCGTCACTATATCCTCTAATAGATACAGCGTCCCAATTGCCTTTTGCGTTGTATTTTGTTTTAACAGCTGAAAATTGTAGATTATCTAAAAATCCACAACACTCATCTAAACTATTTTTATAGTAAGGTAAATCTATTTCTTTGCAGATTGTTGTTTCCATAATTCTTGTGCCTTTCTTATTTCTTTATCTCTTTTTTTAAGAGCATAATCTAGTTTAAATTTACTTACCTTTTCTGTAAAGACGGTGCCATTCATATGATCTAGTTCATGTTGATAACATCTACTAACAATACCAATCATATCTTCTTCTTGTTCTTTTAGTTCTTCATCAAGGTATTTTACTTTTACAGCACTTGGTCTTTCTATATCTAAAAATAAAAAAGGAAAAGTTAAGCATCCTTCTTTAAGTCTAGTTGTTTGTTTACTTTCCCCAACTATTGTAGGATTTATGCAAGTCCACTTTTTACTTTTATGTATTTCAGGATGAGCTCCCATTATAAACATTCTATATGGTTTGCCTACTTGATTAGCAGATAATCCAATACCTCCATATTTTTTCATAGTTTCAAACATATTATCTACAAATTCTTTTAGTTCTATTTTTTCTTGTTTCTTAAATGTTTCAATATCAAAAGGTGCTATGCTTGATAGTACTCTTGGATCAGATGGTGGTAATAACTCATATATCATTGTGCTAACCTCGTAAAATTTTTATACTTTTCAAATTTAATTATATTCGTAAATCTATCAAATAGTATATCACCTTTGTGAGATATAATAAAGGTGTTTTCTTTTGTTAATGTTTTAAGTATTTTAAAAAAGTCGTCTGTTCCTTGACCATCTAAACTACTATCAAATATTTCGTCTAGTATTAATAGATTTGTATTTGTACTATTTTTCATTTTAGCAATAGTTCTCCATGTAAAAAGTAGTGCTAAGTCTATTCTTAACTTTTCACCTTCACTAAAACTATTATAGTTAAAAGTATCTCTAAATCTACTTTTTATTGTTTCGTTAAATTCTTCATCTAAATGAAAATTAACGAAGAAGTCCATAGATTGTAAATACTTATTAATTAAATTATTCATTATAGGTAGATACTTTTTGATGATATTGGCCTTAACACCTGTGTCATTTAGTATTTCTCTAGCAATATCAATATATTTTTTTTCTTCTACAGCCTTTTGTTTTTCTACGTTAACATCTTTTAGGTCTTCCTGTATTTTTTCTAATTCTTTTTGAACAACATTTGTGTTAGTATCGTCATTTTCTAATTTAGCAATTTCATTATCTAGTCTATTTGAGTGTCTATTAATTTCTGAAATAGAGGTATTAATTTTTGCAACAGATATATCTAACTCATTAAGTTTTTTTTCTACTACTTTGTATTCGTTAATTTTTTCGTTTGTTTTACTCATCTCAGCTATCAGTTGAGTTAGTCCTTGTTCTAATTCTGATATTTTATTCGCTTCACTATTAATTTTGTTTAGTTTAAATTGTTCATCAATTGGTTGTGTACAAGTAGGACAGTTGTCATTGTTTTGAAAAAATGATAATGTTTTTTTATGTGATGATAGATTGGTTTCTATCTTTGATTCTAGTTTATTAAGTTCATTTGATTTTCTTGTATATTTTTCAGCACCCCATACTTCCGCCTTTGTAGATATAATTTTTTCATTTAATAATTGTAATTTTTGATTATATTCGTAATTACTTTGTTCATTTTCTTTTAGCTGTTGTTTTCTGTTCTCTATGTCTGTGGTATCTCTATTTTTTATTTCATCAAAATGTTTTTTTTGTAACTCATATTTTTCAGTCATTAAATCATATCTATGTTTTACATCAATAACCGATTTATTTAATTCACCTTGTTTTTGTCTTAATAGTAAATCCATATGACTAAAAACTCGTATGTCTAATATTTCCTCTACAACTTCTCGTCTGTATCTGGCACGTAAATGCATAAATGGCTCATATGAAGTAGAGCCTAGTATAACAACTTGACAAAAGGCACGATAATTACATTTTAAAATATTTTGTTCTAATGTGTTTTGATAATCTACGTTAGAAGCATCCTGGTTTAACATTACGTCATTACAATAAATTTCAAATTTGTTTGGTTTAATACCTCTTATAATTCTATATTTTTTGTTAGCAGTTTCAAACTCACATTCTACTTCACAATCATTTGAATTAATTGTGTTAACCAATTGTTCTTTTTTAATATCTCTAAAAGCACGATTAAATAAAGCAAAACACAATGCGTCAAGCATTGTTGATTTGCCTGCACCGTTTGTTCCTATAATAAGTGTTGATGGTGATTTTGCTAAGTCAACCTCTAAAAACTGATTGCCTGTAGATAGAAAATTACGCCATCTTAATTTTTTAAAATATATCATACTTTGTTATCACTAGCCTCAATGTAAATTGATTTTAAGTATTCTTTTAGTTTAGTTTTACTCACATCTGTTTCTAGTTGGTCAACATAATTATTTAGGAATGTAACTGTGTCTTCACCCATTTCTAGTATATCTTCTCTTACACTAGCTTTAATATCTGAATAATCTTCTACAATATTTAAGTCGTGTACTGTTATTTCATTATACAATCTTTCTACAAATTTGTCAAATACCTCGTTATCGGTCTTGTTTAATACAATTAATTTAACAAAGTGGTTGTGATATTCTTTTATATCATAATTTTTATAGTCTTTCTTTTTATCATCATAAATTATTTTTTTATGTATGGTAAGTGGATTACGTACTCTAGTTATTTCTCTAGTTTCTGTATCAAAGATATGAAATCCTTTAGGGTCTTGGTAGTCAGACCATGTCATCTCATATTGAGCACCGTTGTAGTGTATTTGGCCATCATCTGTATGTTTATGAAAGTGGCCTGATATAACTCTATCAAATCTATTAAAATCTGATTTTGCTAAACCGTGTTCATTAATTACACCATTTTGCATTTCAATACCTTTGATTTCTAAATGACCAAAACATAAGTCTGCTTTGGCTGTTTTTAACATTTCCATAGAGTGTTCATAGTTGTCATCACAAATCCAAGGCACAAATAAAATAGATGTACCATCAAAATCTACAACAGTTGACTTTGTATATATCCATGGCTCATGTCTTTTATCAAATGATGAATATAAATTTTCTATAGCATTTACGTCATTTGTATTTTTAAAGTATGTATCGTGGTTCCCTATAATAATATGTGTATCAATTTGTTCTTCATATAGTCTATCCCAAAATTGTTTTCTAAAAACAGAAGCGGTTTGAAAGTTAATAAACTTCCTTCTATCAACAACATCGCCCAGGTGGACCAATGTTTTTACATTGTGTTCTTGTAGGTAGGGAAAAAAGATTTCATTATAAAATTTTAATTGATATTCTCTAAATGCTTGAGAGTCATTTCTCACGCCAAAATGGGTATCATTCAATAGGGCAATCTTCATTATATATCTAATACGCTAGTATAGGTTCTTTTTTTTCTTTTCTTAATTCTTATCTCACTAGCTGTTGGTTGTTCCTCAGTTGATGGTTTATTTTTTCTTAAAAATTCTAAAAACTGATTCTTATAATCATTTTGTGTATCACCAGGTAGTACAGAAAATTCATCTATGTTGCCTTGTTCAATCATTCTATACTTAATGCTTGTTTGTTTCTTTTCTTTTTGTATTCTTCTAATAAAAGCATAGTAAATGATTTGTGTAAAATAAGCAAATGGATTATTTGATTTTGCTGGATTAAAGTTTTTAAGATATTGTAAACAGTTTTCTATACCATCAGAAATCATATCATCTCTAAAAGTATAGTTAATAAAATTAGGTCTATAAGATAAGTGATTTGCAATCTTTAAAAAACATTCACCAATATAATTTGTAACTGGTGGTGTTTTTCTATTTCTTTTTTCTGCCTTATCACACTTATCCTTATACTCTACCATCGCCTGTAGAAACTTTTTGTTATCTACATAATGTGCTGATCTTTTTCTAGTTTTAGTCATAATTATATAATACTATGTTTTGTTGTTTTTGTCAATGGTCTATCATATTAGCCAGTTATAAATGGCTCTTAATGCAAGTAGTAAATACATAAGTTCCATGAGTGCTCTAGGTATGTCTTTATCTTTTATACCCATGTATATCCATATACTACAAGATACTGTTGCAATTGCCCATCCCATCCATTGTGTAACAGGATTTGCATTTGAAAGTATGTATGCACCTATCATAGCAAGTATGAAACCTACCCATCTCATTCCATCTAATCTTTTATAAAATCTAATTTTCATAGTCGCTTGACATAATATAATTTCATTGTTATAATACCCATGTGGGTTGTTACCGAGAAGACCTAGCTACCTCACTAGTGAATCTTTTTACTTGGCATATTTAGTAGTTCACTTACCTCTTTGATGTCGTTCTTGTCTATATCTTTCTCATAAGGATCGGAATTAGATAATTCATCCAATTCTTCATCTGACATATTTCTTTCTATAAAACCAGGCAATTGTTGTTTAGCATTTTTTAATGCAACTGTAAGATCACTATATCTTTTAGTAAATGATGGAGTGGCATTTGCTATGGTTATAATTTTATCAATAGGAATTGTTATTATTTTTTCATCTGTAAAACCAACCCAGCGAACCAAAGCTATATAGTCCGATATGCCTTGTTCGGTAATTCTAGGAACATATTTAATTAACATGGGTTCCTGCAATCTTAATAGCTTTGAGTTTTCAGGCAGTTGATTTTTATGTAAAGGAAATCTACAACAGATTTCTTCTCCAGAAACCAATCTGATTATCTTAACTGACTTTGTATCAATACGATTAATCATATAACTATTTATCTTTATTTAAGTCTAGTATAGCACAATGAGAACCACCAGTGCGTTGCGTTATGTTATAGTTTTCTAAAGCAGCTTCTTTAAAACACTTCATATTATATTCACCTTTATTTTCATTTTTATTTTTATTACCTGGAAGATAATCGTGGAAAGCAACACTAAAATTATCTGTTGTTCTTTTTAGTATTTCTTCACAATCACCTAAACCAATAGAAGCATCAATAAAAACAAAATCATACAATAAGTTATATTGCATATGTGGATTAAACCAAAAGTCTTTACTTTCCATTATGTGTCTTTTTGCATACTTTAGACCTTTAAATGTAAATATATCATTTCGATCTATAGTCATTATAAGAGAACCGTTTGTGGAAAGAGCAGCTGTGCTTTTTCCTGTACCTGTACCTATCTCTAAAATAGTTCTAGCATTTCTGCTTTCGTAAACCAAAAATATAAAATCATCATCTGATATCATTTTAAATCCACGGTATGTATTTCATAGTTAAAGCTTTCTCTATTATAGATATTCACTCTTTCCTGAAAATGAGTTAAGGTAAAGTTCTTTTTATCTTTATATGTTAAATCGTCTGAAATATCATAGACTGTAGCAGACTGTTTTTTATCGCCGACACGAAGTCCACGACCAATACTTTGCAATACTCTTATAGGGCTCTTACTAGGGCTACTAAAAATAATGTTGTGTAAATTACGAATATTAATACCAGTGCTGAACGTCCCGAAAGAAGCGACAATAATTGCGTTATCCGATTTTTCTGTGATTGCTCTAATTTTTTCTCTATCATCTGTTTCTGTTCCACCATAAACAAAAAACACTTTTCGTTTTGGATCTGCTTTTTCCTTAATTAAGTTAAATAAAATTTCACCGTGTTTTTCTACTAATTGAAACAAACATAAAGTATTGCCGTTTAGTGCCAAAGTTAGATTTCGTATGTATTTATTACGAGCTTTATTTTGAGTAAGATATTCCAATTCTTCAAAGTACTTTACACCGTAAACCTTTTTAGATTCTTCTTCTGGATATTTTAAATTCAAACAAACTACTTTTAAATTTGCTAGTTGTTTTTTATCTATTAATTGTTTTGTTGATACCACTCTATTAACTATACCAAATAGTCCTGTCAATACTAACTTATTAGTTTTACTATCGTCCAGTGTTCCTGTAAGACCTATTCGATATTTACAATCTGTCAGTTTAGTCATTATCTTTGTTAATGATACGGCCTTGAACAGGTGAGCTTCATCACCTATAACTGCACCATAGTCTTCAAAAAACTTTTTAGGCATTTTGTATAATGATTGCCACGTAGATATAACTATACGTTTATCATCATCAATATCATAACCGTGATATTTTCTACTAACATTTGTTTCTGAATCAAAACCATAATCTTTAAAATCTTTATATAATTGCTCTACTAGTGATGTTGTAGGAACAATAATTAATATCTTGTTGTTTATCATATTCATATAGTGTCTAACCAGCATGTATATAATAAGTGATTTACCAGAGGCAGTGGGTGATAAAATCAACCCTCGTTCACACTCTAAAGCAAATTTATACGCTTCTATTTGATAATCTCTAGGTTTGATAGATAGATCATACTCCTCAATCATACCCTCTATATCGGCGGCTGAGACATGGCTATGTGTCAAAATATCACTAGATTCAACTATATGAATATCTTTTTTATTACACCAATCTTTTAGATATGGGTACAGTCCTACATACATTTGACCTGTAGCATATGAATATAATCTTATCTTACCATCCCAGACTCTATTGCGAAACTGTGGTGTAAACTTATAACCAGGAACTTCAAATGAAAAATAGTCTGAAAGTTCTCTACGAATAGAGGCATCAGCATCTATTTTGATGTAAACGTCATTGAGTTTATCTACTATTATATTTTGCATATTAACTAAAAGGTTTGCCTACAATCCAACCAACTAAAGACTTTCTTATTCCTTTGATAATAGGGTTGACTTTGTGCCAAACAAAACTTGGAAAAACTATCATAGTTCCTATTTCATTATTATTTAATTTTATGTATTTGTTTTGTTTTTGTTTAGGACTAGGTGTGCATATTTCAAATTCTCCACCTGTATAATCATTATTTAACAATAATGTAAAACTTAATTTTCTTATCAAACCATTTGAATACGGTTTATTATGTGTATCAATATGCCAATCGTAAAAATCATCTTCTCTATAGACTGTATATTGAAATGGCTCATATTCTGTTAGATTGTAGTTCCAAACTTTATTACAACCTTCAATCGTATTTGATACTATATCTTCAATACTCTTATCTTTTATCCAAGATATAATTGACTTTCGATTATTTTGATTTCCTTCTTGTATTTTTGCATTATCTAATTTTTGTTGCTCTCCTATTGTAATTATTTTATTACAATCACTCTTTGAAATAACGGACTGATAAACCTTGTATGGTTTAGGAGTAAACATTTTAAATAATACCAGAAGTAAATTTCTTCCAATCTATAGCGTTTTTGATTTGAAATGTACGATTTGTAATAATACGAATAGTTTTATCCAGATAATCAACCACACTTTGTACGTAAGTTACTTTTTGTTCCAACTTAATTAAATCGTCATCTGACTTGATATACTTATCAACATCTGGTTTAAGCAACTTTATGTTGAAAGGTTTTTCTTGGTAGACCGATGGGTCTGCTTTACCAGTATAGTACTCCCATTTATCCCGTAACAATTTATCTCTATCTTGTTCAGCCTTTTTTAGTATATTGACATATTGATTATGAAATTTACAATATTTGTTGTGTAGTTGTGGTGTTTTTAATGATTCTAAATCGAGTTCAGTATCATTTAATTTTAGGTCTTTTTCGGCTAATGCCTGCAATTCATCAAAGGTCATAATATCTCCATTATATTAGTTATTGACTATTTAGTCAATGGTTTATGTTGTAGTTTCTAAAGTACCTGTAGCACTAATATTTGCAAACTCATATATTTTATATTGAAATGTAACACTAGCTGTTAAGTAATCTACATCTGTAGCTTGTTGATTATAATCTAATCCAGATAGTGATATTGGATAAACATCTCTAAATCTTATTTCTATGTTTGAGTTATTTTTACTTGTTAATACAAATAGTGTAGCATCAGAATATAGACCACCATCATCAGGAGTATTTTTAGAAGTCACTCCTATTTCACTTGAATAAGTTTCATTTGTTGTTGTTGGATATCTATCTGTTCCAGCAGATTGTAATGTTCTAAATTGTGAATAGTCTTTTGGAAATCCAAGACCTGTCATCCATCCATGTATTTCTCTATAGTTTTCTAAATTTTCATCTACTAAAAAAGAAATATTTAATGTATCATAGTCTAGTTTGTCACCAGGCATTGGTACATCTTTAAATGGCGTGGCTAAATTTGAAGTACCTAGTGTAATACCAGGTATGTTTGCAGCCGTACAAAAGTATTCAACTTTGGGCAACTTGATTAAACTAAACTTAAACTGTGTAGGGCTTGCATAGTCTAATTTAGTAGGTTGTCTATTGTATGAGTTTGTAGTAGTCATACTACTATTTATCTGTTTGTTTATCTACTTCTTGCCACTCTTTTTCAGTAGCTTGTTTTTCTAGTTGTTTTTCAGGTTCAGTTAAAACAATCTCTTTTTGTTCTACTTTTTTAATCTTTTCCTCTAATTCCTCTAATACATTTGGTTTAGGATTAAGATACTTTAACCCTTGTGCAACAAGTGTCATAAGCAAAATTACAGCTAGTACTCCTAAAATTTCTTTAAATGGTGTTCTTTTCCACATAGGTATTTCTTTATAAATTGTTATTCTTTCACTATAAAACATAATCTACTTTTATTTATGCTAAAAAAAAGGGCGACTTTTTAGGGCCGCCCTTTTAAATTTGTTTGTAACAAGTATTACATTAAGTTCGCAATTTGAACTTTTCTGTAATATCTGTTTGCATTAGCAGATGTTAAACCATCAGCAGTAATGTTGTCAGCCGCACCAGCACCAGCAAATGGGTTCGCTACTAGACCATATCTAGTTTTGAATCCAATTTTTGGTTGGAAAGTGTCTTGGCCAACTGCTCTTACCATTTGTAGAGGCACATATGGGCAGTAGAATATACCAGCGTCATATGGTGAAGTACCTTTGTAACCTACTACAAAGTATTGTTTAGCAGCTGTATTTGCTGAATATGGATCAATGTAAACTTTATATTTACCATTTAATACACCAGCAAAAGTATTTCCTGTGTCATCAACATTTAAGTTGTTGTTTAACGCAGGAGTGTAGTCTAATACACCAGCCATTTGTAAAGCACTAGCAACATCAGAAGAACAGATAATCATGTTACCTTTTCCTCTTCTTGTTCTTTGTGCGATAACGTTAGCATCTCTCTCTAATTGGAACATTAGGCCTTTAAATCTTTCAACAGACCATCTTCCGTTTGAGTCTGTATCTAGGTCAAAAATACCTGTAGTTGTTGTATTAGTTTGAGCACCTTTTTCAGCACCAATGTAAACTGATCTTACAACTTCTCTATTGATTTCCGCAAGGATTTCAGCAGATAAGATGTTTGATAATTCAGTTTCAGCATCTAAGCCGTGGATTGCTTTAAGGTCTTGTGCTAACTCCATAGTGTACTCGGCTTTTAGCGCTCTTGATTTAGCAGTCACAGTTGATTTCTCAATTGAGAATGCCATTTCAGCAAACGCATTACCAGCGGCATCACCTAATGCTTCTGCATAGTCAGTAGTCATTCCTGATCCACTTGTGTATGCACCAGCAGGTGAGTCGTTAAGTACAGCTGGGTTAGTTCCAGATTGTGCTACTCCTGTTTTACTTGAAACAGATGAACCAGCAGCATTTCTACCACTGAAGTCTGTGTCAGCTTCGTCAAAAAGAGCTTCACCACCAGTTTGAGATGCATATCTGCTTCTCATAGCAAATATCAAGCCTGTAGGACCTGACATTGGTTGAACGCCTGCAATATCGTAAGCGATAAGGTTAGGCATTGATCTTCTTACTAAGCTAATTAAAATAGGATTCCAGTTTTGTATTGAAGAACCAGTTGCATTAGTAGGTGCAGCTTCTGATAAGAAAGCAGCATCTTCTCTTAACGCTTTTTCTTGGTTCTCTAATACCATTGAAGTAACGGCTCTTTTATAAGCACCCTCGATCTTTGGAAGATCAGGATGTTCTAAAACGGGCTGCCACTTTTGTTGTATTGATTCAGATAAAAACATTTTTCTATCTCTCCTTCTTTAGTTAGTTAACTAACCCTTACTTTAAGTAAGGATTTTTCTTTGTTTTACTAATTGCAGCAGTATATGCAGCCATTGATTCAGACAAGTCTAAACCAGCATTGTTTTCTGCTACTTCATTAGATTCGTTATCACTCGCTTTTGCTTTAGGGAAGTAAGAATTTTTTAATGTTTCTACACTTTTTCTAAAACTGTCAGCGTCTTTATATTCAATACTCTCTGCTAAACCTTTAAGTTTCTCAACTTCAGTTGCAACAAGATCAGATGATACATCATTTATAACTTCTTCTCTTGTAGATTCTGCAAGTTTTGAATTTAACTCAACGTTCTTTTCGATAGATTTGTTAACTTCTTCTTTTAACTTTTCTATCTCAGCAGCTTGATTCTCAATCACATCATACTTCTCTTGTGGAACATTGATGTAGTGAGACTCAAATAAAGATTTAAGACCACCGATAAAATCTTCAGTAATCTCATTTCTTAAGCCTTTTTCTATTGCCAATTCGTTTTCTTTCATCCACTCCTCGACAACATAGTTTAGATAAGCGTCAACCTTGTCAACGATTTCTTCTTTAACTTCAGAAACTTTTTCGTCAACTTTAGTTTCGTATTCGCTTTCTAATTTTTCTATTTCTTCAACAAGTTTTGCTTTAACAGCAGACTCGAAAATTGTAGCAGCTTTTGCTTTGAATTCCTCAGAAAGGTCTTCACCGTCAGTTAGAGCATTTACATCTTCTTTCATGTCCATGTCTTTAACTTTATCTTTAGCTGTTTCTTTTTTCATTTCTTTTTCTTTATCTTCAGATTCAGAAACTTCTTTTTCTTTCTTGTCTTCCTTGTCTTCCGCTTCAGACATTTCTTTTTCGTCTTTTTTCTTATCTTCTTTGTCTTCAGCTTCTTTCATATCTTTTTTCTTATCGTCTTCTTTTTCTTCAGACTTTTCATCTTCTTTATCATTCTTTTTGTCCAAGTACTTTTTAAGACCAGCAGGCATTTCGCCTTCTTTCACATCTTTTTTCTCATCATCTTTTTTGTCAGCGTGTTCTGCTTCTTTCATGTCTTCTTTTTCTTTTTCGTCTTTTTTCTCATCAGCTTCGTAAGCAGCCTGAATATCTTTTTTAGGCTCTTTCTCAGCAGAGAGAGTAGGCATTGCGTCAGCTGGACCTGCACTTTTTTGTTGTGGGTCACCAGTAATGTGATTAACCCCTTGTGCGAAATCTACTTTTGCGTCAGTCGGTGAAGTGATTGCTTTAGTCATCACTTGTTGTACAGTTGCCTGTAACGACTTTGCTGGTTCAGCTGGAGCGGCGTTTTTAGTTGGCAAATTTGCCACAGTATTGTCAGCCATTGTTCTATCTCCTCAATAGTTTTTTAGTTGTTATTATTGCAATAAATACACCAACCCATTAGGAAAGTGTCAATTACTATTTATAAAATTACAGTTTTTTAAGAAAAGATTCAAATACTTGAGCATTTTTCTCTGCTCTAGCAATTCTCTCTTTACTCTCTACCTGTAACTTTAATCTGTTTATCTCTTGCTCTTTCAAAATCCCATTATCCCAAACCCATTCTTTTCCTTCCATAATACCTTCTACGAAAGCATCAGGAGCTGATGGATCTGCAACTATATCAGCTGCGGTTGCAAGATAAAAATCGTCTTTGACTACATTGGCACCACCTACATTTGCAAGTGTACCCATTCCTCTACTTGAAACTCCAAGTCTTGCACCCTCATCAATTAAACTTTTCACTATTTTTCCATATGGGGTATCGAGTACTCGTGCTTCACCTATAAAATTACTGCCTTCTGGATATAGAGCATTAATCATGTGCGAAACTCTTTCTAGGTTAACGGTTGGCCCGTCTGGATGACCTAGTTCACCAAATGCTCTTTTCTTTTCTATGAACTCTCTATTATATCTTAACACTTCTTTTTGAAGTATCTCTTTAGGATAGAGTCTTCCATTTCTATTTTTAACGTCAGATTGCATGAATATACCTTTAATGGAATAGTTTTTCTTTCCATTACTAGTTTCTTCAACAATATATTCTGCGTTTGATATTTCTTCGGTAATTAACTTCATTTGTATCTATCTCTAATTTCTCTCTAATATTTATACAAATTGCTATCTGAAAACCACTAAAATTGTGTAATTATCGCCATTTGCAAAATTCTTTGTAGATAATAAAACATCACCTGTAGGTGTTGTTGCATTGTTTAGAATCTCATTTCCATCTGCTCTTAGGTCCCAAAAACCTTGACCTGATAAAGAAACTGCGGTAGCGTTTGTTGCACCTTCCCAAATTATCTCTACAGCTGACTTTGCATTTGCTGTATTTACTGACCAAAATATTTTAGATATTTTTCTATTTCCATCAGTAGTCATAAAGGTTGTATTTGAAGCGTCTATTTTTTTAACTAAATTCTCTCCTGTACCATCAGAATAGTTAGTCATTTTAACAGCGTATTTTACGCCTGTTGTATCTGTCAATACTTGTGTTGATACTGTATCAGCCATATTTAATCCTTATTGTGCGTCATAGTAAGTTTTTGATAACTCACCACGTTCAGTTGTTTCTCCTGTTTTTCTACATCTAATATAAATTTCTTGTACATTCCCATCTGCAAAAGTAAATGTTCTTATACCACCTGAAATAGTTGCATTTGCACCGTCAGCAGAGTCTGGATATGTATCGCTGATTGTAGCAGTATTTTCAAACTCCCAAATATTATTTGATCCTGGAACAGTTACCCAAGCCATATTACTTCCTTAAAATTGTTAATGTTTCTTTATCAAAGTAATTCATTAAATCTTGTTTGCTTACACCATGTTGTTTTGCAGCTGTGTTTACATTTTTTTCAAAGTTTGCAATTACATCAGCGTCTTTGTCTGCAGCTCTAAAAACCATATCTACAGCACGTTTCATTTTAGGTGTAAGTTTATTGTATTGTCGAGTACGTTTGTAATCGTTTGCTTCAGTAATATTATCTGATATAAATTTACTGAGCCACTTCATCACTTGCTACCTCTGGTGCAGGAGTTTCAGCTTCAACGTCATTACCAGAAAAAGGATTAGCTTCTGGTGCATCAGCACCAACTTGTCCTGTAAACATTGATCTCGCCACATCAGTTTTAGCATCATCTAATCCAGAACTAACTTTATCAGCAAGAGCATTTTTTAAATCTTGTCCTGCTTGAGCGCTATCGCCTGTCTGTAATGAATTAACAAATTTATTAATATTTTCTTTACTCATTATTTATCTCCTAATGTTGATTTTTCTTTTTCACTACCATTCGTTTCTTGGTTAGGCGTAATGGTTGGTGTTTCTTCGGGCTGAGCTTCAGCACCTTCTTCTTCAATTTGTTTGTCGATTTCTTCTTGTTCTTGTTCATTTTGTTTTAATATTTTGGTTCTTATATATTCGTTAGAGAAATATTTACCAACATACCCTTCTAGTTGTTGAGCCAATTGTACTCTTTCTCTCATCATTTCGCTGTGTTTTAACTCAGCAAAGTATCCATCTTGTAAGAAAGTATATGTAATATCTCCCATCATCATATCCCATTCTTCAGGCGCAATGATACCTTTTAAAATTAATTGAGTTTTTAAAAGATCATGGAATAACATACAGAATTTCTTTCTTAAACGACCTACAAATTTAGTAAACTTAACTTCATCTCTACTAATTTCTGCAGCTCGACCAAGATTAAAACCTTGACCACCTTCTAATCTACTAATAGGTATATTAAGAGAACGATATAGTTTCTTTTGGAAGTATTCTATATCCTGTATCTCACCTAAGTTTTGACCACCAGGTAATGTAGTAATTTCAGTTCCTCTCCCACCTTCTCTACGAGGTAACCAAAAGTCTTCTAACATACTCATTTGATTTCTATCATCTTTAATTTCACCTGTACTTGCGTCATACACAAGTTTGTTTCTATATCTGGCCATAACATCTCTTAAATATTGTTCGGCCTTGATTTTAGGTAAGTTACCCACATCAATATAGAATATTCTTCTTTCAGGTGCACGATCAATTCTGTAGATAACAACAGCATCTTCAATCATTCTTAATTGATTGACCGGTTTAATTGCTTTGTGTAAATATGATAGTACTTGATTTTGTGTTTGATCTATCAGACCTGATGGACAATAAGAAATAGCATCTGTTGCTATTCTTAATCCACCTGCGTTAGATGTAGCAGTTGGATGTATTCCTCTTTCATTGAAAATATAATATTCTGAAAACTTATTTTCAAATGCAAAAGATGATGGCATTCCATCTGTTCTTTGTTTTCTAACTTCTCTTATTTTTTTGATTTTTCTAGGATCAATATATCTTACTTCAGTAATTCCTAGTCTTGGTGAGTCTTTATCAATAATTTTATGATAGTATAATCTACCATCCACATACCATCTTCTAAAGATGTCGTGGCCTTTAATGTCAAAGTTTAATAACTTTAACACTTCAGAAAAAGACTCTCGTATTCTTTTCTTAATAGAATCTGAATAATCTATTTTACTTAAATCCAATTGTACAGATTGTTGATTTTCATTTGATACAATTGCTTCAGATACTATATCTTCTATTGCAAGATCACACTCTGGATGCAATGCAACTTCTCTATATCTTCTTATTAAATCTAATTCGTTTCGTGCCGTAGCATCAAAACCTCCATAAGACGCAAAAAATCCACCAGCGGGGACGGTTTGTGTACCGTCTTCCGCTTGAGGTGGAACTATATTTTGTCTTGGATCGGTAGAGGGTTCTTTTAAACGCTCTATCTTAAACCCAAACAGTTCAGCCATAATTTAGTTTCTCCTATTACTATTAATACTTATAAGAGTATTAAGTAGTAGTATTTGTTTCAAAGTATTGGTATCTATGTGTAGCAGTAAAACTCTCTACAGAGTTGTTATCGCCATACGATAGTGCAATATCATCCAGAGTTGTTGGAAACATTCCTCTAAATGTGTATGATTTAATCACATTACCATTTCGGTCTAACTGATCAACAAAGGCGTCAACTTGATAATCTACTGGATTTGTTAATCCTTCGTTATCTGACATATTGTTGATACCGTTTAACCATCTTTCGTATGCATTACGAATTAAGAAGTTAGTATCATTTAGAATTGTAGTTGTCCATGTAGCAAATGTTCTATCACCTGCAACATATAACTCTCTTCCTCTAAATGGAATAGCAACTTCGGTTACTGTCATACCTGGTAAAGATGTAGATGTAGTTAAGAAAGACATACTTTCAGTCTCCCCACCTACAGCTGCATATCCAGGGAAAGGCATTGTCACTCTGAATTGGTTAGCACGAGCGCCGCCGCCTCTTAACTTAGCTTTAAAGTCATTTATATTTGGCATGATTCCTCCTACGCTCCTACTACTTCTTCAAATGCAACACCTGTTCTTGTCGCAACGAATTGTAGTTGTATAAAGTTAATTGATCTGTTAGGTTTAACAAATATATCCGCTCTAAACTCATTTCTATCAATGACATCACCAGTATTATTTGATGTATCACAAACTACTAAAAAGTCTGTAACACCTCTTCTACCTTGTACATCTCTTAGGAATGGTTCTACGATATTTCTAAATTGTGCTCTTGTGAACTCATCATTGAACTCAAACAATTGAAATTTAGAAGCCGTAGAGATTGCTTTTTCTAAAGTGATAAACAATCTTCTAACGTTTATTCTATCAAACGCACTTGGAGTAGATAAACCAGTTTTATCACCAAACAAGATTGTACCTTGTCCTGGTAAAGTAACTACTGGATTTATTCTAGCTCTGTATAACTCATCTCTTTGTGTTTTTGATGGGTTGTATGCTAACTTAACAGCACCTCTAATTACTCCTCTGTTGAAACCAGCAGGTGAGAACCATGAGTCTGCGATTAAGTCTGTTCTTGCAGCCAAACCAGCAATATCACCATTTAATGGTACAAATCTAAATAAGTCATTGTATTTGTCGTAAGTATATTTGTAACCACTATCGAATACAACGTATGAAGATGATCTAATACCATCAAAGAAAGCTTTAACGTTTGTTGTTTGTGTTGTTGAACTTGTAACACCAACTACGTCACTTCTTTCTGGTGAAGCAAAGACAATTGAGTCTTTTCTATTTTCAGCAACTGTAATAAGGTTATCTATGTGAGTAGCGTCACCTTTTCCAGCAATGATTAAGTTTACATCTACAGTATCAGCGTCTTGGTATCTTTCATATGCAGTTTTTAATTCTGCAACTGAAGCTGCTGATCCGTCAGCACCAGCACTTAAACTTGCGTCATTAAGAGCTGAAACAGCAGTAAATGTTACTCCTAAAGCAGGATCACCCCAATTACCAGCTGCACCTGTTGACTCGTGAGCAGTCCAATAAATGTATTGTGATCTGTTGTAGATTACATCTTTGTAATAGTTTGAATCACCTTGTGGTGTTTTAGCATCACCTGCTACTGATACTGAGTCATATACTTCTAATACTTCCCCAGCAGTACCTGTAATACCACCATCTTCATCAACCACTACTATGTGTATTTCATCATTTGATCCACCTCTTGCTGAAGTGTATGCTGATGTTCCTGGAGCACCTGATACTAGATCATAGTATCTCCATCTTCTTCTTATTGTTGAAGCGTCAGCTACAGCAGTATGTAAACCACCTGTACCTGAAGGATGTCTTACGAATGTTAAATCATTTGTTGCAATTGCAGTAATTCTGTATTCGTATCCACCTACTTCTCCAAAGTTTATAATATCACCTACGTTTAATACTGAACCATCATCTACTGTAATTGTTGTATCTCCAACTGCTGTTGAAGCATCATCTACTGTAGTTGCTGAAGTATTTTCGTAAGCTGATGCTGTGTTAGGACATATTGAAACTTTAATATTATTTCCCCACGCACCTGCAGTTCTAGCTGCCCATAAACCGTCTGGTGTAAAACCATCCTCATAATCTGAATTATTTTTAATTAGTGTTGCACCACCGCCACTTGCAGTAGCGTTAAATGCACCTGTATTTGTTGCCCGTACAACTCTTAAACTTGATGAGTACTGTAAAAAACTTGCAGCACTAAAAAAGTATTCAAAAGTGTTAGAGTCAGGTTTACCAAACGTTTCAACTAATTCTTTTTCAGAAGCAATAGATACTACTTCATCCATTGGTCCTTGTGAGAATTGTCCTGCAATAGCACCGATCGTTGTAGCTACTGCTGGTATTACGTTTGTTAAGTCTTTTTCTTGTACGACAACACCTGGTGAAACTTGAAATGCCATATATGTTGTTCTCCTCTTATCTTATTAGCTAATAGGTATCATTAATCTCGTGTATATTTATGATATTAAAAATCTTTACTGGCTATACTATAATAAGGTTTTAAATTATAACATTTCTCCTTTTCTAATTGTCACTGGAGTCCATCGTTCTCCTGAGTCGTCCTGAAAACTATCATCATCTAAACCATCATCCATAAACCCGAATGGTGCCATATCTTGTTCTATTGCATTTTGTTGTTCTTCATACATTCTAGCACGTACATCTTGGTCTGTCATCTCTTTAAAATATCTTTGATTTGTTATCCATGCAAATATGACACAACACATAACTAAATCATCATTAGAACCTTCTTCAGCCTGCCAACCACTACCTCGTCTTACAAATGTTGACAATTCTTGTATAGTATGAAAATCGGGTATAAGCATCTTGTCACCTTCAAGTAAAGATTTTAAATTTGAACAACCTATACGTTTTACTTGTTTGGTCATACGAACACCTAGTTGAGTTCCTCGTTTACTAAAACCTCCACCTAATACTTGTCCTGCTCTACCTTTCATCATACACATTAATAAATTTGTGTATTCTAATTCAAATTGTAAAGCGTCTGCTATTTGATGGCCTAAATCATTTACTTCAATACAAATATGAGCATTGTTATATTCTTTTGCAACTTTTTCAATCGTATGAGGAAACAATATAGGTTTTATTTCATTATCTCTAAACTTTGCAACCATCTTATAGGGCATTTTTGAAACATCAAATACAGTAAAGGCTGAATAATCTCTTATCGTACCGCGAGCAACGTCAACAGTCATAACATAGTCTTTACCCTTTTCTACTCTTTCATACATATCTAAACCTGCGTTTGAAACTAATGGTGTAGTGTGTGACAACATTCTTAATTTAGATGGATTAATTAATGTATCAACTGATCCTACAAACTCACATTCAAACTCGGTAGCAAATTGTGCTTCACTAGTGTTTCTTATAGTTTCTTCTTTCCACTTATCATCTCTACCTGGTACTTCAGACCAATGTACTTCAATAGGTTTATAATCATTTCTTCCATGTATTGCGTCATTCCATAGTTTATAAAACATATTCATTCCATGTGGTGTAGATACAATCATAACTTTAGAAGATTTACCAGAAGAAATTGTAGGATAAACTGAACTAAAAAATTGCTCAGATATATTGTTAGGTATGAAAGCAAACTCATCAAGGAATATTATATTAAATGAACCACCTCGAATAGCAGAACTTGATGTTGCAGCTGCAAGTATCTTTGAACCATTTTCTAATTCAAGTGAACCTTTGTTCCAGTTTAATACACCTTGTTGTAACCATTTAGGTAAGTTTTCGTATGCAAGTTGTAATCTACCTAACAAATCTCTAGCAGTAGAACTTTTGTTGGCAAGTATGGCCACATTGATATTATCATTGAATATAACTTGATGTAGTAGATATGCAATAATAGTAGTTGATTTACCAGACTGTCTAGGTAGTTTACAAATAGAAAAACGATTTTCATGGAATGTCTTAACCATTTTTTCCTGAAATCCATACATATTAAAAGGCACTAGACCTTCATCAATGTTTACAATTTTAGTATATGTCTTTACAAAATGTATAGGGTTTTCCATACACTTAGCAATCTCTCTTATTTGTTCTTCGGTATATTCTTGTTTGAGATTTGCTTTGTAAAGATTAGGGTTACCTAAGTATGCTTCACTCATCATTTACCTTTTTAAAATCTTTATCTTCTTCACTTTGAACTTGTGTGTTTTTGTTCTTTAACATTTTATGTAATTCTGCTGATGAACCCACAAACAAGGCCTGTTTAATATTTGTATTATTTGTTTTATTAGGAACGTCTTTTAATGTTTTAAGTTTGCCTTGTAAGTCTTGTAATTTATCAACTGTATCAGCAACTTGTTTAATAAGATTGCCTGCAACTTCGTAAGCACGAGGATGTTGACTTTCATTTGCAATATCAAGTATGCCTTGAATTGCGTCTTGGCCTCTTTCGATTAGATTATAATAGTTTTCTCTACTGTATTTGTAATCATTATCCACATCTTCTTTTTCTTTGTCTTCTATTCTAGGAACAGGTGGAGTATATTCTTTTTTGACTACAGCCTTTGTAACAGGCTTGTCGTTAGAGATACCAAGGGCTTCGTTTATTTTTTCGTCTATGCTCATAATTATGCGTCACCATCTGTACTCGGATCGTAATTTTTAGAGTCCGTATAGGTACTTATAGTTGTTGTAAACCCGAAGTCATCATTTGCGTCAGCTGATGTGGGATCTGGTACAACAATAATTCTTTCTTCTCTTTTAGGATCTCCTGATGTATCTGTATATAAATCAGTTTGTGTTTCTTTAATAACACTTTTAGAATAAACAGGACCATACAAATATGTTTTAGCGGTAAAACCTAAAGTATAGTTTACAGCTCTTCTTGTTGTAAATGCACCATCATATGTGTCTTCATAATTGACACTATTTAAAGTTATAGGTACATCTCTTTTAATACCCATTTCAGGAATTGCATTTATAGTTACTGTATAGTCAGGTTGAAAATATGGTAGTAGTTGTTCTATTATTTGTAATCCATCTTCAGCTGTAGCAGTAAATGAATATAAATTGAATGATATATTGTAAGGTACAGGATTATATTGATAATACATTTTACTTGCGTCTGATGTATTAACATTTTTAAATTTACCAATTCTTTGTAACTTACGAGATGAGTCATATCCTATGCCTGATATTTCAAAACCCATACGTGGTAAAGTTATAGCCATTTCTCTTTGATTTAAATTAGGTTGTTGCTCTAATCTTGTTAAAAACTTTTCTTTAGGCGAATATGATAGAGGTACTTTTAATCTTTGTATTACAGAACCATCGGCGTCTGTTCTATGAATAACAATGTTATTAAAAATTGTACCAAATGCTACAACTACTTTTCTCATTGATTCATGGTAAAATTGTCTTCCGAACATTATACTTGACCCTCATCTATTTCACCAAAAGGGTTTCTTTCTGTGAAATCTAATATATCATCTTCCGTACTAGCAGTACCAAATCCTGCGTCTGCTTCATACGTAGCGTTATCAGCGTAATCTCTTGTTTGTGTTGCCAAGTTGACATCAACATGACTTTCTAATACCAAGTAGTCGTAATTTTTCAATACTGTATCTGTAGTTTCTAATAAGAAACCTGTACCATCTTCTTGTACTAATTGATGTTGTAATTGATCTATAGATAATCTATCTTCAGCAATGTCAATTTCTGATCTACCAGTATCAATTTTTTCTGAACTATACTCAAATCTAGTTGTCTTTAATTTGTAAACAGGTAAGTTACCTAATTGAAAGAATGGTTCCTGATCTTCTACAAATTGTATTTCAAAAAAACTATTCATCAAAGGTACATAAATTAAATCACCTTCGTTAGGTCTACCATCTACAATCTGTACTGCTTGATTATCAACTTGATTTTGCCATCTTCTTTTTGCAATGACAAATGTTGTATCTTCTCTAATTTCTAAGCCAAATTTAGATACCAATTCTTGTTCACCTGCAAATCCTTCAGTTGTTTCAACATACATTTCTAGCATATATGATTGATCAAATTTAGAAAGAGTATCCTCTCCTAAAACTAAATCGTGGTTAACAAGTGTTCTTGGTAAATAGTAACAATCGTGGCCGTAAATTTTTAGGCCTTCTATGATTAAATCTTCGTGTAATTTTTTTTCAGCATCGTTTCCGATACCGTTACCGCCTTGAAAGTAATGATTGACTGGCATGTCATTATCCTATCATATATGTTACAGGCGTTTCGTATGTGCCTCTTATTTCTTCTTCTAATTTTCTTATGTCTTCTTGTGCCTCTGAAAATAACTGTTGACCATTTAGTGATACTCCACCAATCATAGTCACACCATTAAATTTTGAAAGGTTTGCACCCCATTGTCTTTTAAATAAGGCTGTGACATATCTTTTTAAGTATATATCGTTATAAACATCTGTCATAACTGTAGGGTCTAGTTTTCTAAAACATTCAATTACAAGATACTCACCAACTGTAATATCAGTCTTCCAATCCATGTCTATAAACAACTTATTGTTATATTGATTAAATCTGATAGGTTTTTCACCAACTAATATATGATCTAAAAAATCTAAATGTTTCATTACCATTTCGTAATGAATAATTGAAGTAGATGAAAAATCATATAGATCATTTAATCTCATTTGATATCGTATATCAAACATATTTTGATTACCTCTATTTGATAGAGGAAATATTCTTGTAACTGCTAATACAGCTTCTGGTACTACTATGAAATTATTTTGTTCAGTCCATGCAGTAGTTACAGAATTTTTAGTTATACTTGAAGACGTATCTCCATCAGGAGATTTAATTCTATCTACGTCTGCTTGAGTAACTTGATATTTTAGATATGTTCTTTCAACACCATCATAATGATATTGAGCAAAGTATTGTAACGCTTCATCTAATCTATCTTCTAATTGATCGTCATCCGCATTAATTTCAATAACAGGCTTACCTAATGTTCTTAAAGCGTACTGTTTTAATTCTTCTCTACTTGCTGGGTTGGCCATATTAATCCTTTATTACTATTTATATGATTTTCCATCTAGCAATTACACGTACCTATAGTAATCACAAAATAACGTTTTATGATGTAGATTAATAATTTTTACGTTGCAGAACCGTATAACGATTTAACTACAGATCCAGAAGAGTCTAAAATCTGTAACTGAACAGCACTAGTCAAGTTTGATGAAGTCAAACCAGAGATTGTGTTTGAACCAGCAGCAATCGTTTTGTTTGTCAATGTTTGAGTAGAAGTTAATAACGCAATACTAGCCGTATCTGATAAATCAGTTGAAGCGATTGAGATGTTTGCACTACCATCAAATGATTGGCCAGCAATTGTTCTAGCAGTTTCAAGTGTAGTTGCTGTGTCAGCATTACCAGTTACGTCACCAGTTAGGTTACCTTCAAAAGTTGAAGCAACAATTGTACCACTTGTAATTGTTAAATCACCTGTTGATGTATTTGTAGCAGTTGTAGTACCAAATATAAATTTATCAGCACTTTCATCCCAAGCCATAATCGCATTGTCACCAGTACTTCCTCTTTCGATTAAGATACCAGTATCATTAGCGTTTGAAGCTGCACCAGAGTTTAACTCTATCAAGTTGTCAGCAATTGTTGTGTTTGCTGAAGCGACAGTTGTAGTTGTACCATTAACTGTTAAATCACCACTTAATGTTAAGTTAGCAAATGAAACATTATCACTAGTTGCTAGTGATTGGTTTGTGTCAGATAAATCTGTAGCTGCAATTGTGATATTAGCAGAACCATCAAATGATTGACCAGCAATAGTTCTAGCAGTTGTTAACGTTGCAGCTGAACCTGAAGTATTTTGATTACCAGTTGTGTTAACGCCAGGTAAATCAATGTTTGCACTTCCATCAAATGATACACCACCAATATTTCTAGCAGTTTCAAGTGTTGTTGCTGTGTCAGCATTACCAGTTACGTCACCTGTAATGTTACCAGTAAATGTTCCTGCAATTGCACCTGTGCCTGTGATAGTAGGTGATGTTAAAGTTTTGTTTGTTAATGTTTCAGTACCAGCCAATGTAGCAAATGAACCATCTGATAAAGCACTATTAAATTGTGCTGTTGTACCACTTACTGTATTGTTTGTTAAACTAATAGTTTTATTAGTTAGTGTTTGAGAACCAGTTAATGTTGCAACTGTACTATCAATATCTAAAGTAATTGTATCTGTTGTAGCAGTTGATGTTAATCCAGTACCACCA